ATCTATTATTTGTCCACCTATTTCACAGTCAACTCTATGAATCACACTAAACGTATCATCAACTATTCCATTTGTCTTAATAAATATTTGTGATACTAAATCTCCCTGTCTTCCCAATGTCACCGCTATTTTACCACCCGCACTTATGTTTCCATTCCAATCTTGTTCTATAGATTCCAAAGAAAAATTACAGTGTCTTCTAAATACTGCTTTAAAAAAAGTAATTTGAGGATTACCTGTAAGATATAAATCTTGCGCCCCATATGCTACTAATTGTATTAAACCACCTCCCATATTATATGATATCACTATATTTTATTTATGAAAAATTATTTCTTTTAAATAAAATTAATTGGAATAAGCCAGACCGCCCATACCACTGGTTATTCTCAGAACATTATAATTAACGGCATACATATCTATAAAATATCTATAATTTCCATTAATTGTTGGTGTAGATATTGTATTTTGAATAATAGCATTATCTAATCTTGAAAAATTACAAGTCCCCGATGGTTGATGTTCTTCTGGTTCAAGTCCAAATGAATAAACATGGGCATTAGTTGCTTTAGGATACCATTTAGTTACAACAAGGTCTGAAGTAATATCATTGCTACCAACTCCTATACGCGTGTTACGTAATCCCGCGCCACTATGTCTCTGATATCTTTGTAATTGTGAGTAATATTTACCGTCTCTTTTTTCAGCTCTATCATCGCCATTCATTTGGATTAAAGATGAATTTACAATAATATTTTGATTTCCTCCTAAATTTTTAACAGAACAAGCTTTGGATGAACTATTGGCACTGTCAGTTACTTGGTCTACAGTCCATATTAATTCCTTAACAGGATGGTTAAATTGAAGTTCGGTAGTTGATATAATTTCTTGAGACTGATTGTTTATAACATCAGTAGAACCTAACAATAATCTATTTGAATGCTGAACCTGCTCAATTAAATATTCATGAGAAGTTTGGGCAAATCTTCGGCGCTCATCTGTATCTAAAAATATATATGTTCCCCAAGCAGAAACTCCGGTAACACCATGTAAAGATTGCGCCAATCTAATAATAATTTTAACTTCATGATACTGAAGAGCAATTAATGGTATCGCGAGTCCTGGATTTTTACAGAACCAGAATTGCAATGGGACATAGGCGGGAATTGCTGATGCCGTTACGCCACCTACTGTGACTGGTTTATAACCACCTATTACTCTCATAGTTCCATTACCATTACTTCCTCTATCACAAATAATAACATCATTAAATGATGTAAAACACATACCAAACGGATACACAAAACTTGAAGTAAGAGGATCGTCGGTATTAACAGCGGTTCTTGCTACTGGGCTACCATTTCCATCAAGCGTAGGTGCTTCTCCGGCAAAAACAGATAATTGGTCATTTGATAATTTAATGACTCTTCCAGTTGTTCGACATGATATATACATATCACCATTAGTGTTCTTGAAAATATTCTCACCATTTGAAATTAATGCTTCGGAACCGGCTATTAGTTGTGTAGGAGTATTCTCTCTGTCTGCTCCAGCATCTACTTTATACAATCCTGGCATATTAGCAAAGCATAAATAAATATTATCATTATCATCAATATTCATAGTTAATACTGCTTTGACAGTATTGTTTTTATCCTTTAAATTTCCTGCGTGTTGTTTTAGGTAATAATTTGGTGTAATTGTTGAAGATGAAGACAGGGTAATTTTATATAGTTTTTTACTACTATTTAACACATAGGCGAACTCCATAGTTTCAGTTCTGGCTGGGAAAGAGAGTGCTGGTATAGAAGTAAGTTGTGATAATAGAGTTCCAGGATTAGAAACACTAAATATCTTTGGATATGTATTTCCAAGTATAACTGTATCACTATCGGCCATTATAGAAAGACCATATGTTCCACTGGGAACTCCACCGCTAACGTTTATAGTTTGTAAACTTCCTGTCATATTTCCATTGGAATCAAGATTCGCGCGCTTTAATGCGTTGGAGGCATTAAGATGAACAAGAAGTAAAAATGTTCCATCAGGACTCATAGATATTGGATATCCATTAGCACCAACATTATTAACTAAAACATCAATTGTATTATCTGATAAATCTAATCTTAATAGTTGCCCTGGATAAGTAACTATATATGCGTAGTTTAGAGTAGGATGTATTGCTATTCCTACAGGATTTGCACATGTTGATAATGTAGTAATAACATTTGTTGATAAATCGATTTTTTTTATTCTTCCACCATTAGTTGTTGGAGACCCCTCTGTTGTAATTAAAACATAAGAACCATCTGGACTTATTACTCCACCCATTGGGCTATGGATCTTGCTTGTTCCTGGTGCTCCATCTACATTCCCCGAACTATTGGGTATACCCGCAATTGTGCTAACTTGACTAGTATTTAAATCTATTTTTCTAACCGTATGATTTCTATCAGTTATAATTATAAACGGATCAGCAATATTAGGTCCCTCAAAAGCATTAATAGTCCATGGAGTAGTTAATGATGAACTGGCCAAAGGACCATCACTACTTCCATTAGCAAAAGAGTGAAATATGTTAGTAGTCGGTGTAGGTAAAAGAGTTAATATTTGTTCTGAAAAATGTTGGTCACTATTATCGTATCTTCTTACAATCCTTTTAAAATAATTGAGTGAAAATAGCATCATATTTTGATTAAAGCACATATCATTAATTCCGTAAGTTGTATAGCCAACTGTATCTACTCCTCCTGTTATAGAAGGAACGTTATCTTTCAAAATACCAGCATTTGCTGAAGTTACTCCTGAACCGCCACCCATCCAACTATTTTCCTGAGAAACATAATCACCATTTTGGTCGACATTAATTCGTGCTATATCACCATATCCATAATTTCTGTCCAATACAAAGACGCTATTACCTTGTATTTTTAATTTTCTTGGATCAGATATAGAACCACTGGTTATATTATTTGAAAAGTTATTGTCGACGGTATAATTATTTTGACTATTAATTGCCGATATTCTATAATTCGCTGGAGTTGCTCTGGCAAAATATAATTTACCAGAACTATGCAGAACAATATCTGTAGAACCACCACTTTCTGTTCCTGGATAATTTATAACTTGATCGACATTTATATTATTTAACTCTGATGGAGCAGGCTGATTTTGATCTATAATATTTACAGTTGATACAGATTTGAAGCCAACTCTTAAATCATTTAATAATTTTGTTTTATCTATGTTATGAGTTAAATCACACCAAACATTCATCCAACGATTATATTGACGGTCTATAAGTTGTCCACCTATTTCGCAATCTATATAGTCAAAAAATGAAAATGAATCTGATGTAGACCCTTCCGTTTTTAAAACTAAGTCACTCAATAGATCACCGTCTCTTGATATTTTAAAACTTATTCTCGAATCTGGATTAAAGTTTCCATCTAGTGTTTGTTCTATTGTTTGCAGAGCAAAATTAGTATATCTTCTGAATACAGCTTGAAAAAAAGTTATTTGCGGGTTACCTGTTAAAGATACATCTTGTGCACCATAGGCTACTAATTGTAATAATCCACCACCCATAAGTATATAATATATTTAGATTATATAATTATTAATTAAATTTCCTATATAATTAATATTCTTAAAAAACTGGTATTCACATTCTCATTTCTCCAAAAGCACCTGTAAGTTCATCTACCTCACGTTGTTCTTCTTGTTCGAAAGCTTCTTGAAGTTCAGCTTCTGTATACCCTTCATACGCATCGTGAGCTTCAAATTCTCGGGGGGCAGGTAGTTGATAATTCATAACAGAAGTGATTAACCCACGTGATATACGCCCCCAACTTTGCGAAGCTGTGTCTTCATTTATTTCTAAAAAATTTATGCGATTGAGGCGTTGTCGTGTAGCTGGTCTTGCTTCAGTTAAAGTTGCTTCAGTTAAAGTCCAAAAAGCTTCTAACATTCCTATTATAATATCATTATGATTATGAAACACTGTGGTTTCACCGCGATTAGTTGCGTGTTTCCTTGAATCTAAAAATCGTAATTCTATAATACGAATAAAGTCATTAACTTCTCTATTACTTGGTTCGCCGCGCATATCTCTTATAAATTCATTAAGACTCATTGATACAAAACGATTTCTATTCCAATAACCAAACTGACGATATCTGGTATTAGGATTTCTCCAAAATGCTGCGTAGTTTTGAACCTCATGATTCCTTCCATTATATACTACCCTTAACTTATTTAAAACTCTTATTTCAGCACTAGAACGTTGTCTTGTTCCACCTTGTCCTCCAGCATTAAATTTACGTCTACGATTATCCCAAGTTACTCTTCCACCTGATTGATTATTAATGTAATTGTTTAAAATTTCCTTACCCGTTTTACTATTAACATTTACTTTTTTATTAGTTTTAGGATTAACTATTTGTGAAAACATTATATAATATAATTACAAAAAAAATGTAATTACATGAAAAGATATTAATTTAGTTAGAGTATGCAAGACCACCCATACCACTCATGATACGGAGAACATTGTAGTTAACAGCATAAACACTAACAAAATAATTGTAGGTTCCATTGACATTAGGGGTTTTAAATTTATTTTGAAGGATTGCGTTATCAATTCTGGAAAAATTACATGTGCTACTTGGTTGATGTTCTTCGGGATTAAGAGCAAAAGAATATGAATGAATATTAGCTACAGTAGGATACCATTTAGAAGTTACAGTATCGGAAGATACATCATTACTGCCTACACCTAAACGGGTAGTATTAATACCAGCACTACTATGATTTTGATATCTTTGCACCTTAGTGAAATATTTACCATCTCTTTCCATGAATCGGTCAGAACCATTCATTTGTAATAATGATGAATCTACTGCGATTGATTGGGTTCCTCCTTGATTAGTTTTTGAACATGCTTGTGTTCTTCCAGTAGCATCATTATTTTCTTGATTTACAGTCCAGTATAATTCTTTTACTGGATGATTAAAACGAAGTTCTGTTATGGATGAAATCTCCGAACGTTGATTATTAGTAACAGTCGATGAGTCAATTTGTATTTTATTAGAAAATTGAACCTGTTCTATTAAGTATTCATGAGATATCTGGGCGAATCTACGACGTTCGTCAGTGTCAAGGAATATATAATCAGCCCAAGCTTCTACATCAGTAACTCCATTTAGAGTATCAGCAAACTGAACTATAATTTTAACTTCATGGTATTGTAAAGCGATTAGAGGGAGAGCAAGTCCGGGGTTTTGACAAAACCAAAACTGTAATGGCATATATGAAGGTATATTTTTTGTAGATGTTACATATGTTGTAAAAGGTTTATATCCTCCCATTACTCGTAACCCTCCGTTCTGATCACATATCATTAAATCATTGTAGGTAGATATACCTAATCCAGCAGGTTCCGAAAAACTTGCTTGAAGTGGGTCAGAATTATTTGTTGTAGCATCAGTCCCATCTCCTGCTACATGGGTAGTTTCTCCATCTGTATATTTATATATTTTTCTGCTTGTTAAACATGTAATATATATTGACCCATCTGGATGAACTGTTATACCATTACCCTGTAGAATTTTAGTTTCTGTGCCACTAATTAATTCAGTAGGAGTATCTTCCCTATCAGCTCCAGCAGCTACTTTGTATAGTCCAGCGACTCCTTCAAAACATATATAAATATTATCCGAACTATCAAGTGCCATAGTTCTTACTGTTTGAAGATTACCATTCGCATCTTTTAAAGCAGATGTATGTTGTTTAAGATAATAAGGAGGGGTTAAATAATTGATTATTGTTTTAGGAATTTTAAATAATCCCCTGCGACCCACCGACGAGGTATATTGAATATCACCAAACGCATAAAAACAATCATTTTTATAATAGATATCGGTATATCTTACCGATCCTAAACCATCAAATCTAACCGAATAATAAACGTCTGCTGAACCATTTTGATTTCCATGATTTTGTATAGGATGTATTCTAATTCGCGCGTCTTGACTTTGATACCCTTGACCTGGATATAAGGCATTTACGTTCCAATTGCCGCCAGTTTCATAAGAATATAAAACATTATTAGGTTCATCAAGCATAATCTTATTTACTTGCCAATTACTTGTTCCTACTCCACCAGTAATAGAGCCACTTAATACACCGTCATTATCAGAAGGGTCGGCATTAATTTTTGCGGTTTCAAAAAATCTATAAACTCCCTGGTTAGTTTCATTTGAATTAGCCACATAAACATTTGAACCAGAAGAGTTAAAAGTTATATGACCACTGTTGTTAGCAGTCATGATACTTGTTGTGCTATGAGCATTTGTTCCGTCTCCAAACCAAAGTGACTGTGTATTATTTATTAAATCATATTTTATAATTGTGTGATTTTTTTTTAACATTAATATATATTGTTCAGTTGGGTGATGAGCTATACTTGTGAAAGCGGGGGAATTTGGTGCCATATCAGTTGCTATACTAATGTTTATTGTAGTAACATTAAATTGAGAATTAGAAAGATCTATTTTCCGTAATGCATGACTATTAGGTGGCTGGCCATTCGAGTTACCAACACCTCCGGCATCAACAAAGTAGAGTGTATTATTATCAGGAGATACAGTTAATCCTGTAATATATCGTAACACACTTGTTCCCAAAGGGCCATCTAAAGGAATTCCATTACCAGATTGAATATTTCCTACAATTGTTTCAACATTATAATTGTATCCATCTCTTAAGTCCATTCGTCTAATTAGTCCTGAAGACATAGGAGCCCAATAAGCAAAATTCCCATCATTGCTCTTAGTTAGAAACTGCGAAGTAGAATAGCCGCCATTTACATTAGCAACTGAAGAATCACCATCTGTAATATGATAATTCCAATTTGAATTAAGTGGAGTATTATCAAAAACAGTTTGAATATCAGAGGGAGAAGTTAGGTTGTTAATCGGATGTTGATAATGACCGTCATGATTATCATAAAATCTTCTTAATGGTTCTGGAGCATTTCTTGCGATTAGAATAATATCATCATTGGCTTTAATATCATTTACAAAACCAAGTTTAAAGCCAATTGTATCTACACCATTAGTTAAAGATGGATAAATATTTTGTATTTCTGAAAATTGTGCCTGACCCATATTCCAATCTGTTGTCATTCTTGTTGATATAAAATCAAATTCTCCTACACTCGTAAGTGTTATTTTTGTAACAAAATAGCTGCCTTTTTGAATATTGTAAATACGATTTCCCCTTATAGCAAGTTTATCACTTGTTGATAAGGTTGTTGATGAACTTATTTCACTTACAGATCCATCGACAGCAATTTTTACTAATTTTTGTTGACTTCCTGAATTCTTTTTCGTAAAATACATCTGACCAGATGAGTGTCTAACTATTTCTATAGGATGTGAATTATCAGTAAATTGAGATTGTGCTCCTCCAGGATATGTAATTATCTCATTAAGCTGTAAACTATTCATTTCAGCAGGAGTAGGTTGATTTTGGTCTATTACTAAAGGAACAGTTACAATTTCGAGACCCCGTCTTAATTCATTTAGTAATTTTGTTTTATCACTATTTTGTGATAAATCACACCATATATTAATCCAATCAATATATTGTTTATCAATAACTTGTCCACCGATTTCACATTCTACATATTCTATAGAAGAGAAAGCGTCATTGGTCCCACCTGTCATTTTTAATATTATATCAGATACAAGGTCACCTTGCCTACTTAAATTAAAACTAACTTTATTGTAAGGACCTATAGTTCCATTAATACTTTGTGCTATAGATTCTATGGCAAAGTTTGTATGTCTTCTGAAAACTGCTTTAAAAAAGGTTATCTGTGGATTACCTGTCAAATATATATCTTGTGCACCATAGGCAACTAATTGTAATAATCCGCCGCCCATTTATATATATAACATGACAATTTAAAATGAATTTATACTATTAAAATAATTCTTAATAAAATAAAATATTGAATTTAGTTAGAGTATGCAAGACCACCCATACCACTCATGATACGGAGAACATTGTAGTTAACTGCGTATACGCGAAGGTGTCCGGTAGCGCTTCCGTGTTCAAGATTGAGAACGGCGTTATCAATTCTTGAGAAGTTACAGGTGCCACTTGGTTTGTGTTCTTCAGGTTTGAGTGCGAAGGAGTATACGTGGGGAACACTGGCGTCAGGACGGGCAGCAGTTCCACCGGCAGCAGCAACTGCTGCTCTACGTTCGGTATCACTGGCACCTTCGTGGTATTGGTATCTTTGGACTTTGGTGAAGTATTTACCTTCTCTACGTTTGAAGCGGTCGTGTCCGTTAAGTTGTAAAAGAGCAGTGTTGACTGTGATATCAGAATCAGATGCTTTAGCGGCAGAATTAGCATCGCCATCGTGATCAACGGCGGCAGAGTTGTCATGAACAGTCCATACAAGTTCTTTTACAGGGTGGTTGAAGCGGAGTTCGTGTTGAGTGCTTGTGCCACTTACGGAAAGAGCGTTGGAAAATTGAACTTGTTCAATGAGGTATTCGTGTGATACTTGAGCAAAGCGTCTACGTTCATCAGTATCAAGGAATATATAATCGCACCAGACAGAAACATTACTGCCGGCACCAAGTTGATCGGCACCAGATGAGAATGTTACGTTAAGTTTGACTTCGTGGTATTGAAGTGCGATAAGTGGTAAAGCAAGGCCTGGGTTTCTGCAGAACCAGAATTGAAGTGGGACAAATGATAATTCACCAGTAGCAAATACACCATTAGCACTATCGTCTAAGAGTTTAAGTTTGTCACCACCGTGTGAAAGGTCAGTCCAGACTTGCATCCAGTGACCATATTGTTTGTCGATGACTTGACCACCAATTTCTACTTCTACGTTATCAATTAATGCCCAGTGTTCGCCTACTGCGGAGTTGATATCGGCACTTCCTTTAGTTACAAGGAATACACTTGAAAGTAAATCACCATTTCTGGATACAGTGACTGAGATTTTAGAACCGGCAGCGGCGGAACCGTTGAAAGTTTGTTCGATAGATTCTACTGCGAAGTTAGTATGTCTACGGTATACTACTTTGAAGAATGTGATTTGTGGATTACCTGTAAGGTATATGTCTTGTGCGCCATAGGCTACGAGTTGCATTAAACCGCCTCCCATATTATATTATATATATACCGTATATTTTTTTTTTAAAAATAAAGCTATTTTTAATAAAAATAAAAAATAAAGATTTAATTAGAGTATGCGAGACCACCCATACCACTCATGATACGGAGAACATTGTAGTTAACGGCGTATACACGGAGTTTGCCTGCTGCTGTGTTAGCGTGGGCCATGTTAAGAACGGCGTTATCAATTCTGGAGAAATTGCAAGTGCCACTTGGTTGGTGTTCTTCGGGTTTGAGGGCGAAGGAGTATACGTGGGGGACACTTTTGTTGGCACCATCAGCTTGGTCATCAGCGCCGCTGTGGTATTGGTATCTTTGGACTTTAGTGAAGTATTTACCTTCTCTGCGTTTGAAGCGATCGTGGCCGTTAAGTTGAAGGAGAGCATCGTTGACGGTGATGTCAGTGGTTCCGTTGTTAACAGTCCATACAAGTTCTTTTACAGGGTGGTTGAAACGGAGTTCGTGTTGAGTGCTGGTGCCACTGACTGAAAGTTCGTTGGAGAATTGGACTTGTTCGATGAGGTATTCGTGAGATACTTGGGCAAAGCGTCTGCGCTCATCGGTGTCAAGGAATACGTAATCGCACCATACAGAGACTGAGTCGGCGGCGTTAAGAGTAGCGAAGGTTACGTTAAGTTTGACTTCGTGGTATTGGAGAGCGATGAGTGGTAAAGCGAGGCCAGGGTTTCTGCAGAACCAGAATTGAAGTGGCATGTAGCTTACATCTTCGCCGCCAACGTGTGGGGTGTTTGAAGTATCAGCGGCAAGGCAGTCGGTTAAGAGTGATGATTTATCACCGCCGAGGGAAAGGTCAGTCCAGACTTGCATCCAGTGACCGTATTGTTTGTCGATGACTTGGCCACCGATTTCGACTTCGACGTTGTCAACAGTTGCCCAGGCACCTGCGGCATCGACGTCAGCACCGCGTTTGTTGGAGAGCCATACGGCTGAAAGTAAATCACCATTTCTTGATACGGTGACTGAGATTTTTGATCCTGAAGCGGCAGAGCCGTTGTAAGTTTGTTCAATTGATTCTACAGCAAAGTTAGTATGTCTGCGGTATACTACTTTGAAGAAGGTAATCTGAGGATTACCAGTAAGATATATGTCTTGTGCGCCATAGGCTACGAGTTGCATTAATCCACCTCCCATTTATTATATATTATATGTAAATATTTTATTTTCAACAAAACGAATTAATTCTTTAATTAATTAATAATAAATTAAAAAGTTATAGGAGTTATATTTAGTTATATAATATATTGAAATTACCATCATTTATCCTAATAATATTATATTTAACCAGGTATAAGTTGACCTGTCTATTGCTAATAACACTTTCTTTAATATCAAATTCAAATGCGACATCATTGAATTTTTCAGTAGTCATAAATCCTGATAATTTTTTTTCTAATGGATTAATTGAAAAAGAGTAATTATAAACTGGATTTATTTTAGTCTCATCAATTTTATTATTAGAGTCTAAAATGAGTGATGCGGAAGAATTAAATTTCATATATCTGTTAACTTCATTATAAAAACTTCCTGGTGCGTTAGATATTAATGGGTTGCCGTTAAAAGTTAAAGTAGCATTATTTAAATGGTTTAAATAGTTATGATCGGAATCATTTGTGCTAATATCTTTAATATTCCACATAAAATACTTAACAAAATGTGTTTTAGCTACTGATAATTTTTTTTTAGTTTGCCCACCCCCAATATTAAATTTATCAAGATGCTCGGGAGTCTCTATTAAATATTCTAATGGTTTATTTCCAAATTGTTCTTTTTCTTCTTGTGTTAATTGAGAAAAACTTGTTAATATTTCTATATCTGCTATTTCTCTGTTAGTATTATTATAATTTTTGATTGATACATTGATACCTATATTTGGATTATGAATAGCCCATAACGGGAAAGAAGAACCAGCATTTTTATGGAACCATAAAGGAATCGGTATAGTCAAATATGCTTCTTCTAAAGAACCAGATGAACTTTCAGTAATTCTATCATATGAAAACATATCCACAAGATTTTGTTTCTCACTTTCAGTGTAATTTAATTCAAAATATGAAAATATATAATCTGAAACCATTTTACTTATAATTTTATCATTACACATAAAATCTATACTATCTAATATACCAAATAAAGTTTCTTTTATTCCAAAACTTTCATTTTTCCATCCTGAATTACATTTTACTTTAATTCTTAGATATATATCGTTTATAAGGTCTCCGTTATTTTCAATTCTGAAATAATGTTTTGAACCAGGTGGTGCGAAATTAGCACTGTTTTTATAATTAGAGTTAATTATGTTCCAATCTTTTCCAAATAGAGTATGTCTTTTATGTTTAGTTTTAAATAATGTAGATTTAGCTCCAATAGTTAAATATTTATCTTGGTCACCTACTGCTTGTAAAATAATTCTCGAGTTCGACATTTTATTATAAATAGATATTTTTTAATTATAATAAAATCTTAATCTTAATCTTTATGCACTAAATAACAATGAACCCATTCCACTCATTATTCTAAATATATTGTAATTTACAGCATATATTGTAAGTTTTTTACTGCCTAATCTGAAGAATGAATCATTAAGTTCATTGACCATAATACTGTCCGTATCTAATACCCCATTTTCTTTAATATTAACCATAAATTGTTTTCCTCCATTAACAGATTGTGATATGTTATTAGACTTTATATCTACAACAAAAGGATTAACTTTTAAATAGTCTTCAGATGTATCATAATCAGGGTGTCTTTTTAGAATAGAAGGATTGGCACCAACGGGTGCGGTATATTGATATATACCATTTTCAGAAGCATTAGTTTGATTTTTTATAAGAACTATATCTCCCTCCGTAGGAGATATATTATCAATTGAATCAGTTCCTGTAAATTGTTTATTGACATTATCATATCCACCAAAATCATTATTAGCTCCCCCAGATGCTATATTAACTAAAATTTTAGAATAAGCTCTGCGATGTAATCTATATTTTAATTGTGCCATTTCTAAATTAGAAAAATTAAGTGTTCCGGATGGTTGATACTCTTCAGGAGATAATCCAAATGAATAAGAGTAAATACCTGTTCCACCAGTGTAATCAATATCATTGTCATTGGGTCTTTCTATAGAATCATTATTATTCTTAATAGATTTCATTCTTACACCAGAGTGGTATTGATAATGCTGAACGTTACGATAGAATGAAGCTGGTAATTCCTCGCTCATATCTTTACCATTTAGAACAAGATTAGCACCTATTAATTGATCTTTTCCAGAATTAAAACTATTCCAATAGTTATATTCAAAAATGCCTTTTGCTTGATAATCTTTAAGATAGTCGTCTTTTTTTATAACAAGACTATTTGTGTCTTGAAAAGACCATACTAGTTCTTTTACTGGATGGTTAAATCTTAAATCGGTTTTGTGAACCATTTTTTCAAAACTTTCATCAGTTGAATTACTATATAAATTCACGGGATTATTAAGACTGGTTTGGACTTGTGTTACAAGATATTCATGACTGTTTGACATAAATAAACGACGTTCTTCCTTGTCTAAATGAATATATTCACAAAGTAACTGAACTTGGGATATATTGAAAGTTGTATCGTTTACTGTAACTGTTGTCCCACCGCTCTTATATTCAGAATATGTGTTAGCAACCGCTTTATCAGAAAATTTTATATCTAATTTTACATCATTGTATTGAAGAGCTATTAGTGGTAATGCCGAACCAATATTATTATTAAACCAAAATCTAAGTGGAATATGTAATAGTTTACTATTTTCATTATGATGTATGCTTATCATTTCTGATAAAGCTAATTGTTTTTCAGATGTAGCATTTAATTCATGCCATATTCTCAACCATGAACCATAATGCCTATCAACTCTTTGTCCGCCAATAAATAAATCAATATATTCTATTAATGAATATGCGATAGGAACAACATTTTTAAGTTTATCTGAACCTGTGACGTTAATAGCAAGATAAGCTCTGTGGAGTAAATCTCCATTTTTAGGAACTTCTAAATATAATTTTTTTCCTAAAGAATTATTTGTGTCACCGATTAAATTTACATATTGATAATCGGTAGCAAAGTTAGTATGTTTTTTATAAACACCCTTAAAAAAAGTAAACTGGGGATTACCAGTTAGGTATTTATCTTGTTCACTTTTAGTTGCTAATGTTAGATAACCTAGACCCATTTTATACTATAAGTACATATTAATTTTAGCAACATTACTTAGATATTAAATAATAAAAGTGTTTTGTAAAATAAAACATATATGAGTTGAAACATGTATAATTATTTAAAATGAAAACAATATATATATATAAACCAAATGAATAATAATAATTTTGTTCCATTATCTAAAACTAATTATGTAAGGCCTGAAACAGGAACATACCAAGATAGTATTCAAAACAAAAAAGATATGCTTGAGAAATTGCTTAATTATGAAAGAGTTGATAGCGTAGAAGATATTCCTCTTAAGACTCATGTTAGGTATGTTACATTAAGTAAAGATGCTCCAAGAAAACAAGTTTTTAGATTAGGAGGAACTCTTGAAGCAATACATCCTAAATATATTCAATTAGCAAATGGCCAATTTAAATGGTCTGTTCAAAGATACCACTACAATGACGGAGATGTCAGTGAAACATCTACTGTTTCGGATGAACCTATGTTTGAAACTATATTTTGGAAACTTCTTTCAAAAGAAGAAAGGTTATTTAATGAAACAAAGGACTTACATGATACAATTGAACAATTACAAGAACAAAACAGAGATCTAAATGATGAAAATGAACAATTAAAACTTGAAGTAGTAAAACTAACTCAATATATACAACAACAATTGAAATAAATATTTAAAAATAAAATACTTATATTGAATATGCTTCCCGACGAGGATATTATAAAATTGATTCCTAAAACTAAAATTTTCGTTAATTATTTTATTTTTGTATTATTACTTATTTTGGTAATACAATTCGCAGGTGTTTTAATTCAAAATTTAATATAGTGTTTAAATAAATGTATATTTCTTAGATATAATAAATTAAAAATAGTATTTATAATTTATTAATTTTTAACAGTATTGGCAACTTTTTTTAAGAATATTTTAGTTCCTAAAAATTCCTTGATTTTTTCTGCTGTTTTAGAGAAAAAATCTTGTTGCACGAGCCATAATATAAACAGTATTAAAAGTATTACTAAAGTTACAGTTTGAGCAATTTTAAGCAAATGTTCATGATGGGCGGTTAATATTTCCTTATCACTTGTTAACTTAGAACATGCATTACGAAATTCTTTATCTGTATAGCATCTAAATTTATCACCATAATTTCTATTATTTTTAGCATTTGTATTTACGTTGTAAAAAATTTTTCTTCCATTAAGACGCTTTATGGATCTTTTATCTCTTCCGATAAATTTCCTTAATGTTTCATAAAAACCATTTGTACAGTTACTTGGATTTTCCATTACAATCCACGTAATATTCTCTGTACAAGGACTTCTTGTTAAAGAACCCTTATATGAAAAGAACGATTTTTGTTCTGGTAATAAATCATATATTCTCCATGTATCAGGGGCATTAATTTTCTTTTGTTGACCTATATTGGAAGGTATTTGATTTCCAAAAAATTCAAGAAACATAGATGATTTCGATGTAGCATCATTAACATCTAAAAAAACTGCCAACACAAGAACTTCTGATGTATCTGGATTTCTATGATATAAGTGAACTTCAATGGGATATGTAAAACGATCTATTGTATGAAGTGCTGGGATAGAAAATGAAATTTTACTTAATTCGAATACCTGAGTGTTATATACAATGTAAGAACCATTATCATAGTCTAGAACAAGATTTTTACCTGTATTAACCATATTACAATATGAACTTCTATAGTATATCATTAAATCACATAATGCTCCACATTTAATAGCTTTTTTTGTATTAATATCAATCGGTGACTGCATTTTACCTTTTACACAGACATTAACCATATTTATATTATTCACAGATTTTTTTAAGAAATATATATGTTACAATATAATATATCTATGCTTTCATTTAATAATTGGAAAGAGTGTTTATTTATTTTATTGATTACTGTTGTAATGGGCTATTTTCTTGGTATGACTGTATCAACTATTGTAGATTACAGATTAAAAGATGCCGTTATACATCTTCCAAAACCAAAAAATAAAATATTAGTTAATCTTAATGGCTCTGAAATAATTGAGAAGTTTAAATCATCTGGTAAAAAAAGACAATCAAAAAAAACAAATAAGAAATCTAAGTCATCCGAAAAAAAGATTAAGAAGGATAAAACCTCTAAAAAGAGTAAAAGTAAAACTAAACGTAACAAAGATAGCAGAAAGCCTAAAGAAGAAGAAACTGACCACTTTATTGAAACATTTACATCTAAATTAGTAGACCCAAATTTAAATAAGTATAAAAATAATTTTTTAAATAGTGAAAATAATAAAAAAATAGCAGATTTTAAAGCGGCAAATGAAGAAGATGACGATCAAAACTATCAGAAAATAATGGATTAAAACTCTACATTAATTTTAGATATTACTGATTCTTTACATTTGGGACAAATTAAGCCTCCTTCTAAATTACTTAAATTATTTATGCACTCGTCGCATAATATCATATGATTACATGGTAAAAAAATTACATTTACATTATTTTTCCAACATTTAGTGCATTTAATACCGGCAGATTTAGTAATTTCTTGTTGATAATAACTTCTTAAAATTTTAATTCTATTTTCACCTAATTCCTTTAGTGAATCCATTGTTTTGCTTAAATTTGTAATTCTTTCAAATAAAACGGTTTTTTCACCTTTACTTTTTTTAATATATTCTAAATAAACACTATTTAAAATATTGTAAGACTTTTCAGAGTATTCTGAATTTTCATTTAGGTATAAAAATTTTTCTTTGATTTCTGTATTTTCTATATTGAGTTTATTTATTTCTTGAAGATATTTTTCAATTCTTTGAAAATATTGGTCAGCAAATGTAGAATCGATTTCATTATAGATCTCATTATTAATGGCTTGATTAACTTGCATCATTTTATTGCTATTATTACATATAACATTTGTTAGATTATCAATAGTGTCTTTTAATGATTTTATCAAAATGTCTTTTTGATTAATCGATTCTTTTAACTTACTGTTATTGTTGAGAGTTAATTCATTTAGAGATATATTTTTAACAGGCGTATTATTCATCTTACATTATTAGGACAAATTTTAATTGTTAAATAAACTTTTTATTTCATTATATTGTTATTGCTTAAAGACTGCTCGACTTATTAAAGTAACATTATGACTGATATTAATAATAATGATGGTAATCTTTCACCTAAAGAAAAGAATGAAATTGTAGATAAAAATGAAATTGTAGATAAAAAAATCTATCAAGAAGTTTCCAGTTTTGACGAATTGGAAATTAATCCTGATATTTTAAGAGGTATTTATTCGATGGGATTTGAATACCCATCGGCTATTCAAAGACTGGCTATAAGACCGATGCTTGATAAAGAGGATTTAATAGCTCAAGCCCAATCAGGGACTGGTAAAACAGCCACATTTTTAATAGGTTCACTTCAGAAAGTTAATAAAGATATTAAAAAACCTCAAGTAATTGTTCTTTGTCCTAACAGAGAACTTGCTCAGCAAATACATTATAACTTAGAGGGGCTTAACGCCCACTACAAAGTTCAAACAGCTCTTATTATGGGAGGAACATTAGTAGAAGATAACTTTAAAGCACTTGATAAAGGTGCTCAATTTATTATAGGAACGCCAGGAAGAGTGTTTGATATGATGAAAAGGTATGTTCTTCAAACGAGCGAAGTCAAGTGCTTTGTAATGGATGAGGCAGACGAAATGTTATCTAAAGGATTTAAGGATCAAATATATGAAATTTTCCAATTTATACCTAAACAAGCTCAAATATGTATATTTAGTGCGACATTGCCTCCACCTGCGTTGGAAATAACTGAAAAATTTATGAAAAATCCTAATAAAATTCTTGTTAAAACAGATGAGATAACTTTAGATGGTATTAAACAATTTTACCTAGGAGTTCAGCATGAAAGTTGGAAAACAGCAACACTATTTGACTTATATGACAATCTTTCTATGAAACAAACTATTATTTTTTGTAATTCAAAAAGGAAAGCAGAGTGGCTTAAAGATCAACTGATATCTGAAAATTTTACAGTGTCTTGTATTCATAGTGATTTAACGCAAGTAGTGCGAGATAAAACAATGAAAAGTTTTAGATTGGGAACAAGTCGAATTTTAATTGCTACAGATGTTATTGCGAGAGGCATTGATATTCAGCAAGTAGAAATTGTTATTAATTTTGATTTACCAAGAGAAATTGAAACATACATCCATAGAATTGGTCGGTCGGGACGATTTGGACGTAAGGGAATTGCTATTAACTTTGTAACTCATAAAGAATATTCACAGATGCAGAGAATAGAACAACATTATCATACAAGTATTGTTCCTCTCCCTGAGAATATTAAAGAGCTCATTTCTTAATTTATTTTGTATACTAATAATATATGATTGGATCAATTTGTGATACAGTTTACGAATCTATTAAATCTCTTACTCGTGTTCAAATATTAGTTATTATACTTATTGCCATAGGAGTTCCAGCAATAGTAAAATTAGTTTATAAAAGAAATGTTGAAAATTTTAACAGTGTAAAAGGCGACAAACCAGTTTTTAGAATGTTCCACGTTAAATGGTGTGGTCATTGTAAAGTTGCCAAACCAGAATTTGCAGAATTTATGAAGGAAAATTCTAATGTAAATGCTGAAATGATTGATGCTGAAGATGCAAAAAATAAAGCAATTGTAGAAGCCTATGATATAGAGGGCTATCCTACTTTTATTGTCTCAAAAAATGGTAAGGATACTCTATATGAAGGTGAAAGAACCAAAGAAGGTTTCGCACAATTTGCTAAAGAAAATTTATAAATATTAATTATTAAAATAATAAAAATAGAATTATTTAAATAATTTACAATAAGCGGTATGGGTTGTTGTTGAGTCCAGATACATGATTTGATTCAGCGCCGTTTAATGTGTAATGGGTTGATACACCACATCTTGATACGGGGGGTCCGTTAGTAAAGCCTTCTTTGGTGCTTACTTGAGCTTTAGGAATTATGCCAGTAACTACATTACCAACATCTTTAATAGTGTTTCCTACAAGGTCAGTGACATCTTCTAAAGTGTTTGTCATTATACCTGTTACATCTTCGGCAGTGTTTCCGACTATACCAGCGACTCCTCCTACAGTGTTGCCAACAAGGTTAGCTACACCTCCTACAGTGTTCCCAGCGGCGCGGGCGACATTTCCTACTGTGTTACCTACTACGCTAGCAGCGGTATTGACTGATGAACCAACAAGATTGGCGGCGTTTCCTACTGATGAGGTAACAACAGTTGCTGCATTTCCTACAGCATCGCCAACATTGGCTGTTTCTTGAGCAACAAGGTCAGTAGTTCCTCTGGAGGTATCTGATACCCATCCTGAAAGATCATTGACGGTGCTATTTAAAGCGCCTGTTACATCTGTAGCTGTAGTGTTAACAAGTCCAGATACATCATTTACAGCAGTATTGACAAGTCCACCTACATTATCAACGGTAGAACCTACAAGTCCACCTACATTGGTTACGGTGTTTCCTACAGCGTGTGTTGTTCCTTGAGCGACATTTCCTACAGCATTGACTGTGCTAGATAAAGTGTTTCTCATTGAACCGAGAACATTATGAGTATGTAATACATTAAGAGTAACCATAAATATTATAGTTATTGTAAGAGCGCCGATAAAGTCTTTATGAGACATGTATACTATTAAAAATAATACAGCCATTCTGAAAATAGCATTATCAAACATTCCCATGAGTGAAGGAGGTAATCTTGCGTGTAAGTGAGGTCCATACATTGCTAAAAAGACACTTAATACACTGAATACATATACGTTTTCAACGAGGACATCTGGGTTGAAAAGTCCTGCGAGAGTTTTTACAATTTCTACCATTATATAATAGATTAATAAATTTTTATTAATGAAATCTATTAATTAATTATAATTTAGGTTTTTTATTACTTGTAGCAGGACCGTGAAAAGAACTACCATCTGCTTGAAGTAAAATTTTATTTAAGCATTTTTTGGTTTTACTAAATGCAGAGTTATATTCTCGGCAAATCTGACTTTTATTTGTTTTACAAAATTTTCCTACACGTTCTATTGTATCACAGTATGCGTGTCTCTCCTTTTTACATTTAAATCCAGTAAACTTTTCTTTATTATCATTATTATGTTTGTTAGTTAAAAGCTTACATAAAATTATTATTAATACCAAAAAAATGACATATCTAAAATAATTTGTATTTCTTAATAAATAAAGTAACAATAACATCCTTATAATTTATACAATTATATATTTTTCTTATTGACTATTTTAAATCATTATAAATAATGTTTACCTATAATAATTTACATAGAGTAATTAGCAATAGTTCTTCTCAATTGAGATTCATATTGCGAAGGTCTATTTCCTAAAAAGTTTTCAACAGCGTCGTCTTCTTCTGGTTCATCCTCACCTTCTTCTACCTCGTCGGCTTCTTCTGGCTCATCTTCACCTTCTTCTACCTCGTCGGCTTCTTCAGGTTCATTTTGGCCTTCTTCTACATCATCGGATTCTTCATCTTGATAGTTTACAAATCTTTCTAGAGCATCAGATTCCTCTCTTTTGCCACAACTTGAAAACATTTCAACTGGGTCAGCTTCTTCATCTTGGTAATTTACGTATGATTCGGGCATTTCAGGCATATCTCCTGCCTCTTCGTCTTGATAGTTAACGTAAGAGTCTTTTTCAATAGGACTTCCTGTAGCAGAACCAGAGTAACCAAAGAATTGATCAAGATTGTCATACTTATTTATATTATTAAAACCTTCGTCTTTTTCTGAAGAAGCTTTAGGAACCGAAGTATCTTGTTCTTGTTGTGTAACAGGTTTTTTAGGTAAGGCTTGTTTCTTTTTTTCATGTTTCTTTTCTTCATCTCCTTCCTTTTCTTCTTCCTTCATCTTTTTTTCATCCTTATTTTTAAAATCTTCAGCATAGAATTCTGAAATATCATTACTTAAATTGATAAAATGTTCACCACAATGTTCAGAAAATTTTTCAGTAACATCCTGAGAATTGGCAAAACTTATTCCAATCATTAATCCTATACCTATCATTAAAGCAAGTTGTATATCCTTTGTCGATACACATATTATTACTGCTATGATTAAAAATCTGAAAAGACTGTTTCCAAATAAATTTTTTATATTAGTAGGTAAATTAGGGTTTAATTTAGGACCATAAAATCCTAATAACATACCTAATACTCCGTACATGATAGGCTTTTGGCTTAGTGAATTAACTTCATCAAATAATCTATCTATAACTTCCATATATAATATGAAAAGATAATAATGCTTTAATCATTAGAAATATTATCAGAATGATTTATTTTTTTTTCATTAATAACTTTAATTTCCCTATTCATATCCTCTATAATTTCATCTAAATTTTCAGTTGTTGATTTAATATCACTCTTACATGTTTCAGAAGATTTTGTGTCACCAAACAGGTCTTTATATTGACTTTTGAATTGTTCGCACCCTGTATCTATTAAATAGCGTTTTACATTATGATTAAACTTAAATTCTAATACATTGTATTTAACAACAATTTCTATAATATTTTGTTTATATAAATGCTTTAAATAATTAGGCATTATTCCTAAAACGCAATCTGTTATACTAATCATATATTCGCTTAGCGTATTTATAGTTTGACTTTGGCTTTTATCACTAGAAATAATAAGTCCTAAGGTATTATTAATATCATCAGTAAAATAATTTATAGGAAAGTTATTTGAAAATGCTCCATCTATATATAGGTGATCGTTGTATTTAATTGCTTTAAAACATAGAGGAATACTAATAGATATTCTTAGTGCTATGTGCAACGGCATATCAGGAGTATTAGCATAAGAAAAATATTCACAATTCTTATTAGATAAATTTGTTCCTGAAATAATTAAGTTTTTACATTTATTAAAATTATACAGGTCTTTGAAGGTAGCATTTTCATTTTTTAAAATTTTTCTAAATAATACTTTAAAAATTCTTGTAATTTTTTCTCCATCATCTACACCAAATGTTTCGGCGATATTAAGAATATCATCAGTGCTAAAATTAAATAGTTGTTCCAATGAAATAGACATAATTATTTTTTCCAGCTGTATACTTGATAACTCAAGAACAAGAGTCATTGCAAATATAGCACCCGAAGAAACACCTAAAATATTTTCTAAAGAATCATATATATTTAATTCTTCTATTGCTTTAATGACTCCTATATATGTTATTCCTCTAAGTTCTGCGCCACTTAGAACCAAATTTTTAATAACCATTGTATTGATTAATTATGATGTTTTTAATTAGAAATTAAAATGTATTAATTAAATAAAAATGATAAATATTTTTAATTTAAATAAATCTAGAGACGAGAATGAAATAAAAAGATTTACTACATATCGAAAAATTTTAGAAAAATGTCATAAAAGAATAGAAACTAATAGCAAAAAAAATTTAACCCACTGTGTATATGTTATACCAAAAATTGTATATGGTTTGCCCGCCTATGACCAGATTAAATGTGCTGATTATTGTGTTGACAAATTAAAGAAAAATGGTTTTGTTGTATTATATGTTTATCCTAATTTAATGTATATTTCTTGGGAACATGTTCCTTCTGTAATAAGAAATCCAGAAGTAAAAACGATGGAGACTGATATAATGACAAATCCCTATAAGGATTATAGCAGTATCATTTATAATATGGTAAATAATACCAGTCAAGTTAATTTAGAATATTTTAATAAAAATTTATTAGAATACAATAAGTCAGATTAATTTAAAATTTTCTTACTAATTTATTAATATTTTCCATTATTAATATTATTATTATCCCAGTGATAATAAACATAGTTGCTTCCATAAAATTGTCTTTATTAGAGTTGTCATCTTTTTGAAGTTTTTCTATAGTTTGGGACAATTTTTTATTTTCATCTCTTAGCTCATTAATAATTTTCATAAAGTGTTCTGTCTGATGACTTGGTTCATTTGATTCACCAGATTGATTAGGTAAATTCTCTCTAAAATCTTCCATTACTGAAACATTAGAATCAAGATCTTTTGATTTGACATTATATTCTTTATAGGCTTGAAGATTCATATCATTCACTGAATTAGTGAAATCAAAATTAGAACTTTCTATAGAGTTGGAATCATTGGATTTAGTGTCGTCTATAAAAACTCTTTTAGAATTTACTCTATTTCTTTTATTTTTTTTTGAATGTTCATCAAGTGTCTTATAGGTTCTAGATTTTTGAGGAACTCTATTAACTTTCTTTTCGAGTTTTTTATCTAATTCAAAAAGGTCGGTATTTTGCGAAGGTTGATAATTAATAGCATTGGATTGCTCCTCCTGAAGTTCAGGATTTAAACTTTGTGTCCAGGCTTCTTCGATAGTGCAGTAGGGCATTTAACTTATATAAAAAAGAGAAAATTAATTTGTTTTTTTTCCAGTATTAATTATTATTAATAGTAAAGATACATTAATAAAAAATGTCTTATAATAATATAATAAATGGATACCCTTGAAAGAATCAACTCATTATTAGATGATGATAAATTCGCCACAGTCACATCACTTGTAATTGCATTATATGCCGGCATGGCAGCCCCAGCTTTACCTGATTCAGTAGTATTATTCTTTGATACTGTTGTAGGTAAACTACTCTTTTTATTTTTAATCGGCTTTATGGCATCAAGAAATATAAGAGTCGCTTTAATGATCGCAGTCGCATTTGTAGTAACACTACATGTAGTAAACCAAAGAAACACCGAAAAATATTTTAACTATAGAAGAGAAAGATTCGAAGGCGGTGAAGATGATGGAAAAAATCCACAAGAAAGTGAAGTAACTGCTTCTGACTTTACAACAAATGTTGACGAACAATTTTCAGATTCTCATCCACTTGCCGAAGATATCACACCAAAAGATACATTCGGTTCTGACCAAGATGTACCTGAAGATTACATTTCACCTAAAGATACTTTTGCTAACATAGAAGATGAACCTGAAGATTACATTTCACCCAAAGATACATTCACAGGAAATTTAGATGTTGAACCTGAAGAAAATGGACAACCTGAGCCTGAAGATTACATTTCACCAAAAGATACTTTTAGAAACTACAGATTAGAAAAATTTACTGATGACGAAGATTCTCCCAACGAAGGACCTGGAGCCAAAGAACACATGGACCCCGAAATGGAAGATGTAGATGGCTTTCAACCAAATGTTGAAGAAGGCGATGACGTAGAGGAATCCGACGATGTAGAAGAAGGCCAAGATGAACCTGAAGGATTTTACTCAAACATAAACCCATCGGCAAGAAACTTTGGTGTAAATCCAGCTAATAATACTTCTGGAACAAGTGGCAACATGTATGCACGTGTAAGATTTCACTAAATTAAAATAATATAAATAATAATTTATGGTTTTCCATAAACTAATACAAAATTATCAAAAAAAATTTATGATTTTATAATATAATATGGATATCCTTAATAACTTTTATGAAAAAGCTAAATCAATACTAGATATAATTGATATAGATGTAGAAGACGAGCAAAAAGTGAATATGTTAGTATGTGTATATATAATATCATTTTTGGTATTTAAGCCAAATAAAGCTACTGAAATTGCTAAAATGCCTGTTATACAATTATCAATTATAGCATTAACTTTACATATTTCCAGAACAAATTATATTACAGCCAGTTTAATAGCAATCGCATTTATTATAACGTTAATTACTAATACTGAAGCACATGATCACTCTTGTTCAGGTAAAGATTGCCACCTTGATATAGAAGACCGTGAAAAATTTAGTGGAAGTAGTCCTGGGGATGATACTGATGATGAAGAAGAAAAAGATGACGACGATGATAATGATGATGACGATGACGATGACGATGATGAAGAAATTGATGATTTTTCGGATGATAGTGAAGCAGATGAGGAGGATGATGACGAAGAAGAAAGTGATGATGAGGATAAAAAGGACGACATTAGTGCTAAACCTGATAAAAAAACAAATCATAAAAAAAATAATAAAAAATTAAAAGCCAACAAAAAAAGACTTCAGAAAATAAAAGAATCATTCAAAGGGGGATTAATACCAAAGAATTCTATTAATGACACATTTAAGGACCTTCATATGGCTATCCATAAATTAGAACATTTTATTAATACCGAAGATTAAAGAAATATAATATATTATAATTAAAAAATTATAATATAGTAAGAAATGATATTTAATGATGTCACTTTATCAATAAATAATAATAAATATTTTTATGCTGTAACTATGATTTTATTAAACATGGGAGCAAAATATATAGAAATGGATCTTGCCGAAAGTCATAGGCAATTTTTATCATCTAAAATATTAAGAAGAATACTTATATTTACAGTTTCATTTGTTGCTACAAGAGATATAATAGCTTCATTAATTATAACAGCAGCTTTTGTAATTATTGTTCTTAATTTGTTTAATGAAAAAAGTAATTATTGTGTATTACCTAAATCTGTAATAACTCTTGATACAAATAATGATGGTAAAATAACAGCCGAAGAGATAGAGAATGCTTATAATATATTAAAGAAAACGGGCAGACTTTAATAAACTAATTAAATTATTAAATTTAATTGATTTATATACTTAAGAACTTAAATTAAGATTAATAGACCTTGCTGGTCGCCGTCTATTGGTAATATTTATATTTTTTGTAGAACCGCTTCTTTTAGAAGTTCTTGAAATAACTTCTGAGATATTATCATTTGATACTAAATCATCTGTGTTAGATTTTAATTCATTTAGAATATCATCTACTCCGGTAGGAGCTGATATCTTTCTTGTTCCATTATTAAATGCTGAAGAATTCGAAACTACATCTGCGACTGACCCTTGGTTTCTATCTCTGGAAGTGTATGTAGGCGCCGGTCTTGATTGTTGTGGAATATTTCTTGTAAAAGGCTGAGGGGGTGGAGCTCTAGGCATATTCATAGGTTGTCGTTGAGTAGGAGCATCGGGCATCGGTCTTGCTCCAGACATAGGGGGTGTTTCATATTGAGGTTGTTGTCCAGGGGCAAAATTTCCAAAGAAGTTTGCTGCTGCTTTTTTCTCACCGTCCATTTGATTAATGGCCGCACTGGCAAATTGTTTCATTAAATCAGGATTTTGTCTCATTATATCTTCCATTCCAGGAACTGAATTTTTAAACATAGAATTTGTTATATGATACATAAAAGCAGACCCACCCATCATGAAAAGTAGCTTTAATTCAGGTGCTATTTTAGCTTTCTCTTTGTATTTTTCATGTAATTCTTCAAATACTTCATTGTATTCATCAATACCTTCGTTTATTTGCTCTGACCAACCATCCAGTTTAAAATCGAGCATATCTAATTTACTATTTAGTAATTCTGTTCCTGTAGCAAATGCTACCAAACATTTTCTCTGAAACTTAACTGAATTTTCAAGTTCTCTCTGTTTTTTAATTTTTGTGTATTCAGCCTGCATCTCTGAAAGTTCACTTGACATATTAAATTTTTTAACTCCTTGGACTCCTAATCTTCTATATTTTTCAAGTTGCCATAATGCTTCTTCTTTTTCTTTTTTTTCTTGGGAAAGTTCCATGGCCGTTTTTCTTGGAGCTTCCCTTCTATAGTAATCATTTATATTCATGCTTCTTCTTCCATAATTACTTTCTCTTTCGTAATTATCATGTGGATTATTTCCATACATTGCGGCGCCATTATTATTTTCTTCGTCTTCTTGTTGATGATTCCTATGGTCATCATAATTATCATTATTATCATCATCTGGAGCAAAAGCTCCTCTACTTATAAGTGGTTCGTTATTCGTCTCTATCTCATTTATATCTACTAGATTTGGTTTTACAGCTTGGTCATTCTGGTCAATAATAGCATCAATAGCATCTTGACTTAATCTGGAAGTTCTATCATCTATATTTAATTGATTCACTAAATCAGCAGTTGGGTCGTTGAAAGTAATATTATCTTCCTCTTCATTTTTGTTAAGATTAATTACATTATTATTATCATGATGGGTTTCAGATTCATTAAGATCTAATGCTTGAAGAGGTTCATCATAATCTCTTTCAGAACCGTCTTTTCTTACTGTTTTGTCTCTATTAGCTAATAATTCAAGACCAATTCCTATATCTTTTTGAGACGATAATTCCACTTTATCTTGAATTTTATTATTTATTGCTTGTAGACTATTATCAGTTATTTTTTGAATTTTTAAATTATCAGCACTACCAGCACTTAAGACCTCTTCTATTTCATTATTAACTAAAAAAGTATTTCCAGATGTATTTTTTTTTACAACAACGTCACTCATTTAATATTTTTTAGAAAACTATTCTTATATAATTACGCATTTAACTTTTTTTTATAATAAGTTAAACATTGTAAATAACAGTCTGCTAAATCATCTTTTTTCTTATGTTTATTAAAAAACTCCAATTTTTCGTCGTTTTCTCTTAGAAAATATTGAGTATATAAAATACTTAGTTGTTTCCTACCAGCATATGTAGTTGCGTCTTTTACGTTTTCAAGTTTAGGTCCATCATATATATCAAGTTTTCTTCCGGCATTAAATAATGCTATATTATTAATAGATGAATCCTCGTCGACATACCCATAAATTAAAAAGAAACTATATAAAACCATTTGAATCGACTTCATAGTTGGATTTTTTAAAACAGGCTGATTTTCTATAACTACTATATCAGCATTGAGTAATTCACTCTTTTGTTTTAACTTATTAATCATTTCGCTTGTAAGATCAAGTGTGCTTACAGATTTAGTATTTATAGGTTTTACCTTTTTTAAATCTTTTTTACTATAAGTAGAGTTTGCTATCGCTTGACATGTTTTCTTTTTACAGAAACCTATATGTTTATCACTTATTTTAACTGAAAGAATAGCATCCCCAGTGCATAATGTACCTTTTTTATTAACCGAACATTTAATACTTTTTTCCATGAATTTTTCCATTACATCAATTACACCCCATTCTTCAATTTTATGATCATACATGTTCTCCTTATTTTCCAAAGAAACAAGACAATACGCAAGATTTTTTATACCAACATCAAAAGAAAGAATTCTGACCATATTACTTAATTAATATTAAATTTTTAAGTAGTATTAGATATGTTATAAATCATTACCATATTTTCTTCATAAGTTGTATTAATATCATACAATTCATTGTGTGATTCATTTGTTTTAAACTTTACATTTTTAAGAGGGGATTCAATTCCATTACAATGATTGTGCTTCATTTTAATATATTTAATATCATCTTCTTTGATATTTCCATATGTGTCTGCTATATAATCTTTAATTTCACCGTCTTCTGAAAATTTACCAATCCAAAGTTGTTTATATAAATCTCTATTCTCTATTCGCATTAGTATTTTCTTAGAAACAGCGAGCTCTTTATTATCAGAATTCAAAATTTGAGAGTAAATACTGTCATCTAGTTTTTCAAATTCTATAGTTTTAGAAACTTCTTGGAAATTATAATAGCTATCAGCTGACAATAAGGCATCTCCAAGCATTAATTCAATTAATTTAACAGTTTTATGATTATATATCTCTTTATGAAATCTATATCTCGTTTGAAACATGCTAGAAATATTATTAGAAACACTTTTACTGTAAACTATATCACTGCCTTCAAGAAAGGATTTATTAATGATTCTTGCCGGGTCAAATGAACAATCTAGGCCGATATGTCTGGGGTCGCGTTGTAAATAGTCAAATTTATCTACATCAATGCTATTTTTAGAATTATTTACTATATCAAAAAACGGATTATCTGTGTAGGCGTATGAAATAGGCTCAATCATTTCTTTAATATAATCAATAACATATGCACTACTTAATTCTTTCGAGGTTCCTACTTCTTTAAAAATCTCTTCAACAATTCTACGTGACCTAATTTCATGACAATTACTATCATCTTTAATAACAACATTATCAAATACATGTGAAAAAGGACCATGTCCAAGATCATGAAATAACCCAGCCATCTTAACACAAAATTTATATTCACTTTTGTAATAATCAGGTTTCCCTGAATTTCTAAGTAAAACATCTACGTAGTTTTCAGCTATATATGATACACCTAAACTATGTTCAAATCTGGAGTGCGAGGCCGATGGGAAAACATGCTCGAGTAACCCAAGTTGCTTAACTCTTTTTAACCTTTTTACCCAATGATTATCCAAAAATAGAGTCTCCGTATCATTGTAAGGAATATATCCATGACACATATCGTAAATATATCGCATTTTTCAAATAATTCTGATTTGAATAATTAATTTAAATCAAATTTATTCATGAGGGGGTCTTGATCCCCAGTAATTAGGTGACATTTTATTAACTTCAGGAAACCCCGAAGCTCTTAATATTTGTTCTTGTGTTCTTATAGGAAGTCTTGTTCTTCCAGCATAAAATAATGGAGAAGTTCTTAAATTAGAAACATTAGGATATTGAGTATTAGTAGTAGATCTATAAGGTATTCCTTGACCAAGTTTAATCGTATGAATATTTCCATCTTTTTTTCCATTACATACCTTAATATGAACACATGGTTCTACATATTCGGAGCCAAGTCCAACGTAGTAAGCATTAGGAAAACGAATTTTAAATTCAAATTGATTACCTAATGCTTTAACAGCTCCTCTGTTGGGAGTATTATCGTATGCTATATCAGGATTAGGGAAAGGTTGGCCCGAACCTGTGTATGATTGACCATATGTAGGAGGATTAGCTGCCCAGAATAACACGGTAGGGTTAGGAGATGAAGATTTTACAGTTCCCTTAACTACGAATTCTCCATCGCCACTATCAAGAATAACTCCCTCACAGGTTGGTAAAGGCATATTATTGTTTATTTGATTAGACATCTTATTATATAATAATAAGCTATTTTTTTATTAATAGTAAATTTATTAATTTATAAATTGAATGCGGCTGGGACATTTCCTTGTTGTCTTACAGCTTTGGCATTACCTTGGGAAGATAAATTTCCTTGAACATCAGAATCTACTTGATTATAGTAATTAAATGGTTTACCATTATCAGCAGAGCAGTTGTAAGGTTGATTTACTGGAATTCCTTTAGATGCTGGGCAATCAATAGGTTCTTGGTGATATTTGCGACCCTGGCCAAGTCCATTTTTATTTACAAATTCTACATTACATGATTTATTATTACAAATCTGCATTGTTTGTTCTGGTAACATTGTTGAAGGTTGATCTTTTCCAGGACGAGGTCCACAGCCATTTTTTTGACACGCGTAACTTCTATTAAGCTCCATAAGACCACGAGCGTTATTAGTTAAAAACATTCTGTAGTCATGCGAGCTCATAACAGCATTATTGGCTCTAACAAGGTTGTTAAAGTGACAATTTGAACGGAAGTCAGTAAAATGTCTACCGTCGTCCATTCTAGGAGGACAATGGAAGTGTTTATTATCTGTTGTTCTATTAGCGCAACTCATAATTATATATTATAATAATATATTTTTTTATAAATTTTGTTATTGAGTTAAATTTTCCGTTAATTCAACTGAATTAGAAGAATTTTCTAATTGATTAATTACTCCCTCGTCAATTATTCTGTCGATTAAAGCATTTTTATTCCCAGTTTGAGAAAGTCCATGTTCTTGGCAAATTGCTTTTAATTCTTTAACTTTTTTTAAGTTATATGTATTTCTAATAAGAGATTCTTGAATTTGTTGTTTATCAGATATATCATCATTTAACTCATGAAAACTTTCTTGACTATCTTTTTCTATAATTTGTTTAGCTTCTTCAATACTTTTATTACTTGTTTCAATTTGCTCAAGACTTCTCATATTGTCTTCGCTTATATTTTCTGCTATATTATTTGAATTAAGTTCTAAATTAGGACTGTTCCCCGATTCACGTTTAATTAATTCATTTAATTCAGAATTATCTTCATTAGGAACATTTTCTAAATCATCAAATTCCGAGGAGTTATTTTTATTTTGAGTAACAAGGGAATTATATTTGTCGCTATCATCCAAAATACTATCTATTCTTCCTGTAGTTTTTTGGTCTAAAAGTTCATAATTTAACACGCCTTCACTTGTATTATCTCCATTATCAAGTAAATTTTCAACATTTCTAAGTTGATCTTCCAGTTGCTCTACCTCATTACGTGTAGTTTCAATACTTTGAGATTCTGATGTGCTATTAGAATTTATTTCATTATTAATTTGTTGATTAGAATTAATAAACTGTTCTCTACATTGTTCTTCTAAATCAAACTCTTCATTTGATAAAGATTCTGCTAAATCTTCCAATTCTTTAGTTGATTCTATATTATTATTCCCCGATAGAGTCTGTTTATTAGGTAATTTACAAATATTATCTGATCTTACAGAACTAATTTCTTTTTCAAGTAAATCTAACCGTTTATTTAATTTATTATACCCTACGTATATGTATCCTCCTATAATCAAAATAGATACAATACTAAAGATAATAAGTAACATTTTCTTATCCATTAAATTTAAGTAGATTATTTATATATATTTTAAACTTAGTGAATAAAACACTTAACGAATTTTACGAACTTTTTTTTCTGTAAATATATAAATGAACGACTTTAAATTAGAATATAATATCAATGATGAATACAAACAACTTTATAATGACCTTGTTAAGTTTATCACTATTTTAGTTGTGCTTAATTTAATAATGTATATTTCTAATCCCGCTCAAAATGTATTGTTAGGTTCTAATTATATTAAATTAATGACCTCAATTGTTTTGGGTATTACTACTTATTGGCTGGTTATTTCTAAGATAATTGTTTTCGATTAAATAATTTTATTTGTTTATAGTATAATGAGTTCTTTAAGAGAAGCTTTCACTAATTTAACGCCTACTAGTAGCAAACCAATTGTCAAAGAAAATGACAGAACTATACCAGATGAAATGCAACATTCACGAGACACAACTACTACTACATTTCATCAACCCTACGGAACATCTAAGCGCGTTATTCAAGATAATAATGTTCAATTTGAATTACAAAATAACCATTCTTGGTCTAATTCACGCGGATATGGTAATCTTGTTATAGGAACATTTGATTCATGTAATAATATTCATGGCAGAGTTCATCCATGGAATAGAATAAGACCACTTAATAGCAAAAGAGATCCCAGTAAATTAAGTAATTAAATAAATTTGATAAATAATAATTTTTTTATTATTTAAAAAATGAAAGAATTTGATATAGAATATAACGGAACTATTTTCACAATTAAAAAGGATACTTCGGAATCAACCGATGTATTTTTACAACGTGCTTGGTATATTGTTAATAAATCAGATACATCAGATAATTTTAATGAATTGATAGAAAAATCTTTAATTTGGAGAAATAATCAAATTTATGGAATGGTATATGACCAAGCTATATTAAGCAGTATTATTTAGTTTTACGACAGGTATTGTTTTTACAGCCGACTTTATATTTTTCTATATTAAGACACGTTTTTTTGAAACATAAACATGAGTTATCCAATGATGTTTTATAAGAAAGTTCAAGTTGATATAACCAATGTTTTAGAGAATGATTACATTTTTTTGTAATAATAATAGGGTTCATGTTAATGTGAGAAATATAAATATCTTTTAATTTTCTAAACGGCATTATTAGTCCAAGTAAAGTAAAAAAAACTTTATATTTTTTTACTCTCATATTAGTCATACTATTACGAGTATAGATATAATTAAAAGCAATTGAGTATAGAAAATTAAATCCAGGAGCTACTTTTTTATTGCTATTTACATCTCTGACATATATTTTATATCTTTTTTCAATAGTAGATAATGTAGGATTTTTCTTATTATTAAGATTTTGTTTTCGTAGTTTTTCATTTACCTTGTTATGTATAAGATATAACCAGTTAAACAAATCCTTTCTACTACCTGTATTATTTTCTACAGGAAGCTCTTTTATGTATTCTTCAAATGAGTTGCGACAATAAACGCAGGGTAATACAAAACTAATTGTATTAAAAAATCCCGAATAAATTTCTTTATCTTTATTGGTTGGCTTTGTAGGAAATCTTTCACATATTGAGTGTAGTAATTTCCAACCATCAGGTCCCCAAAATTTAGTATCCATTAATATAATTCTATATTTAAAATGTAATTATAAAAATTAAAATAAACAATATTATTTATTTCTTCTAAAGATACTAATAAATGTAAATCTTTTATAGGTACAGTATTATAAATAAAATTGTTACCTATAAAAAAAAGCTATTTTATTATAATTGTATTAAATTATATTATTATAATACAATGTCTAATCAAAAAAAAATTGTTATATATCCTTTTTCCAAAGTATATAAAGGTGATGTCATTTCTTATGATGACGATTTAGTTAATAATAGACGAGTTATAGTTTCTGATAAACATGATGGAGCAATCAATTATATAAAACACGGTGAAGGTATTTTTACAAAAAGATCTTCCTTTTATTATAAAGGCGATTTTAGAAATGACGTAAGATCTGGTAAAGGTTCAATTGTTTACGAAAATAATTCTAGATATTCAGGGGATTGGGTAAATGATAGACCATCTGGTAAAGGTGAAATAACTTGGGCAGATGGAACTGTATATACAGGTGAAGTAAAATCTAACGAAGCAAATCCTACCACAGAATTAGCTATAGCACATGGTCGCGGGGTATTAACATTTCCAGAGAATACCAAATATAAAGGGATATTTAGTAATAATAGACACATTTCAGGAGAACGATTTTACAATAACACAAATGATGTATTTAAAGGCACTTTACATGATGACATGAATAACTTTTATAAAAAGGGTAACTTAAATGTATTTAATTACTATATTTACGATGGTAATTTTGCAAGTAAGAAGTTTAATGGAAAAGGGACTATAACATATATAAATGGTGATACATATTCAGGTGTATTTAAGAATGGTTTTTTTAATGGAACAGGAATATTTTACGATTCTGTGAATAAAAGAGAGTATAGGGGAAACTGGAAAAATGGTAATATGTTAACCAATCATACAATTAGATATAGTGATATGTCAAGAAAAGGAAATAGTCTGAGTAAGCCTAAAAAAATTAATATTAATCAACTGCGAATAGAAGCCGATAAAAATCCTGCCAGTAATATTTTTAGACCCGCGCCTAATACATTATTCCGCAAAGAAGGCTATATATTGGATTATTCTTATAACATACCAGATGTCCTCTTCTTATTTAAAAAACTAAAACGGACTAATCCACACGAATATAAAGATAAACCTGTCGCATATTATACTATAAGGGCCCATGGTGGTTATTCACATGGTGAAACTAAAAAATTTATAGAAAAAGATATTAGGGCATTAGAGTATGATATTCAAGATCATAAAAAAGAGGCTGTGCTTTGGGAGACAGAAATTAACAAGGAATATATACAAAGGTTGGAGAAAGAACTAAAATTACTTAAAAAAAGATATGATAGGTTAACAGGCGATAATCCCTATGAAGGTGAACAAGATACATTTATAGTGCCTGAAGGAATAAGACTTGTTTTTTTAAGTAAATCTCTAACTACACTTCCATCTAGCACAGATAAATTCTTATTTAAACCTGAATTTTACACTAATTCTTTAACTGATAGGAATAGTTATCAAAGTATCTCACCAATAACTATATTTTCCGCTATAAAAAATAATCCTTCAGGTTCTGTATCTAAAATTGATATATGTAAATTTTTAAATAATAAAACACTTCCATCTAAATTTACTACCAATTATATGAACTGGAGAATATCTAGAAGAGATAATACGAGAGAAAATTCAGATTTTTTTCGCTATAGTGGAGCTCACCCATATGATGAAATAGGAAGTTTATTACGAAATTGCTCTAATTCGATTTATGATAGTGGTATGGAATGTAGTAATTTAACTTTAACATGGTCACCAGTAATTGGTAGTAAAGCTGAAGATAAGAGACGTGTAAAGGTAGGTATTTATCCATTACCAAGCGAATCATTGAACAAAGAAGCTCAAAATCCAAAAATAAAAGTTAGTGGTATGGAATATGCGTTTGAATCATTCAAGCATCACAAATCATTTGCGGATGGATTTATGCCAAGCGATCCATCAATGACAAATGATGATTATATGATAGGTAATGTAGAATACATTACAGACGCATGGAAAATGTGGAATATTTATGGTGATAAATCTTCTGAATTAAAAGATTTTGTTCAACTTCTTCCAAGAGGAACTCGTGAACATCCATGTGTTTATTTCATGAATACTTGTAGAAGTGTCATGAGCGACTCTTCTGCCAGAAATGTTGATCGCGATGTAGGTAGGTCATTGAGAACACTTTCAGACACCGTTCAGGGAAGTTACAATCAAATATAATATAAAAATAAATTTGAAAGTAATTTAAATCATAAAGCCTGAAATAAAAAATGTCTAATTTGGATATTCTAAAAACCTATTTTGGATTCAGTTCTTTTCGCGATAAACAAGAAGAGATTGTAGAAGATGCATTAAATAATATAGACCAGTTTGTTGTTTTACCAACTGGTTCCGGAAAAAGTATTTGCTATCAGTTGCCTGCTCTTATTCAAAAAGGTGTGACAATCGTTGTGTCCCCCTTGAAATCGTTAATTTTAGATCAAGTTGCTAATCTTCAAAAACGTAATATTAGATGCGATGCTTTTTATGGTGACATTTCTATTAAAATGAAAAGAGAAATTTTAACTAATATGATTTCAGAAAATTATGACAAAAATATAATTTATACTACTCCCGAGACTCTTGATAGTAATGATGAATTTTTACATAATTTAAGTTTGATTAATGATGTAGGGAGACTAAAGAGATTTGTTATCGACGAAGCACACTGTATTTCTCTTTGGGGTAATGATTTTAGAAACAGTTATAGAAAACTTGCTTCTCTTAAGCAAATGTTTGAAAATGTTCCTATTATGGCACTGACAGCTACGGCAACACTCCGTGTTCGAACAGATACAGTTCATTTACTTAAACTAAAAGATGTAAAAATTTATACCAAATCATATTTTAGACCTAATCTTAAAATTTTCGTAAATCAAAGAAATAAAGATACATTTAATGATATTGTTCAAAAAGTAAAGGATGATTATGATGGTAAAGTAGGAATAATTTATTGTTTGTCAAGAAAGAAATGTGAAGAGGTATCGGAAAAATTACAACAACATGGTATTGATTGTGATCCATATCACGCAGGACAGGCCTCAAAACTTAGACAAAGTATTCAAACTAAATGGCAAAATGGTGAAACTAATTTGATTATAGCAACTATTGCTTTTGGAATGGGCATTGATAAAGCAAATGTTAGATATGTAATTCATTTTAATATGCCTTTTTCACTAGAGAATTACTATCAGGAAATAGGTAGAGCAGGAAGGGATGGTATTGATAGTGATTGTATACTCTATTATTCATATCAAGATAAAATTTGTGCTGAAAAACTTATATTAAAATCAGTTAATGGAAATACAAATTCAAAATACAAGCAACATCAAGTTAATAAACTAGACAGTATGATGATTTATTGTCAGAATATTATAGACTGCAGACATTGTCAGATATCTAATTATCTAGGAGAATATAGGTCTTACAAGGAAGACCATTGTGGTGATTCATGTAGTAATTGTAATAGTAAAGAATCAAGAGTAGAAGTAGATGTTACTGATATAGCAAAAGCAATACTTGAGTCTATTATGCGAACAAATGGACAGACTAAACCCACTAAAAGTAATATAGAAAAAAATTTCTTGAAACATGAGAATTTTAATAAATTCGCATCTAAATTTAATGGTAGAGATAATGTTAATTCAATCTTTAGAAGACTATTTATTCATATTCTTGTAAAGAAATATGTAAAGGAGACCTTTATTCGCACCGTGAGTGGTTACTGGAGGGAAAATTACCAAATTTTTAGTAAAAGTAAAAATTTGTTAACTGGAAAAGAAAAGATTAAGATTTTCATGTAATCTAATCTTTATTATCAGAATTCACAGATTTTGGAGAAGATTCAGCACTATCTGATTCAAGAGCTTCATTAATATTAACTATAGTTTCATCTGATTGTTTACCAATAGTATCATTAACTTCATTTATAGTAGTTGTTATATTTTGTCCTTGTTCAACGACATTACCAATTTTTTCTGTCAACTGTTCTTTTTGATCAATAATTTTTTTGTCTAAGTTAGTCTTGATACTTAAAGCCTTTGATAATTTATTATTAATTTCATTATTAGCTTGAGCAGATAATCTACTTTTAACATTATTCATGTGTTTCCCTGATTTTTTATCAACCAATTCTGATAATAAATTAAAACTTGTTGAATCAGACATACCAGGTCCGTCATTAGCCTCTGCTAATATACTCATTAGATGACTCGCAGGTATTGGATCTTTCATAGAATTAGGATCCGTGCTTTTCATTATAGATGTTATCGTGCTTGCATCGTCCTTTTTCATTTTATTTATTTGAGCCATCATATGTTTATTTGTAAATGGATTTCCATCATCAATATCATAACAACAGCTTGATTTACAATAAAATAATGAAGTCAATCTAAACCATAATCCATTTAATTTTCTTTTTTCAAAACTTTTAATAATATTATAACCATATTCAAAATCAGGAACATATTCTTCTATTCCAGTTTTTTTATACCATGGTTGAATTTTTTTTATCAAAGTAGGATAATTTTTAGTAAGATTATATAAAACCTCATTCATTTCAGTAGGACTAACTAATTGATTATAGCATAATAAGTCCTGAACTTCTGCTATATGTTCTTTATAAAAAAAGATATATTGTGGTCTATCTTCAACTGGTAAAGTTAAAACGGATGAAACTATACTTTTTTTTGTTTCAATTGAGTAAATACGTTTGTCTAGATCTTTTATTCTTTTTACAAAACCTTTCTTTTTGGCCCATGATGCTAATAACGTTGCTGTAAATGATAAAATAGATAGTAAATTTGATTTAGACCAATCATAATGTTTGTTAAATTCGTCATTAGTTCCCAATTCTTTTGGTGTAAAGAGAGTTAAAAAAGATGTAAATGATGTAATTAAAATTAACCACCAACCAACAGTGGCCTCTCTGTCTTTAAGACAATCATTCAGGTATTGTAATGTAACTAAAACATACTTTAGAGGCTCTATCCATGTTTCATTAATAGTTTTTTCTCCTATGTCTCTCCATTTTTCTAGATTATGTGGGTCAATTGGTTCTCTACTAAGTGAATCTTCAGAAGAAATTGCGGGATTATTAGAATCTTCCTTGGTGTCATTATTTAAATTATCAGTTTGAGGAGGTGGCATTAAATAAATATTAAAAAGAACTATTTAAATAAATATATATTTTTGATTATATAATTTTTATTAAAATAAATTATAAAAAATACAATAAAAATGACAGAAATTATTTCAACCGATAGCTCATCTCTTGTAATTCATTCTCTCAAAGATACTAGTTATATAGTTGATAATAGTGTAAGTGATATTAAACCTTTATTAAATGACTATCCTGAAATTATAGTATATGGCAGAAGCTGTAAACAAAGAAGATCAATCGGATTCTTTTCAGATGAATCAGTAGGCTACAAGTATTCGGGAAAAATGGAAAAAGCACAACCACTTACCGAAAATCTTAGATTATTGTTAAATTATATAAATAATAAATTCGAATCAGATTTTAATGGAATCCTTGTTAACAAATATAGAGATGGAAATGATTATATTAGTGAACATTCAGATAATGAGAAAGAGATTTCAGATAAGGGAGTTATTTCTGTATCATATGGTGCTGTAAGAAAATTTAGAATAAGAAACAAAATTACAAAAAAAATAATTAAGAATATTCCTACAGAAAATTATCAAATAATTGAAATGGCAGGTAATTTTCAAAAAGAGTTTTTACATGGAATACCAATTGAAAAAAAAGTAAAAGATGAAAGAATATCATTTACTTTTCGTAAACATTATGAATAATTATTTTAAAATAATATGTAAAATAGTTATTTATTAATTTAGTTAGAATATGCGAGTCCTCCCATACCGCTCATAATACGGAGAACATTGTAGTTTGTAGCATATACTCTAACGCGTGCGTTTTTGCTCGTTCCTCCATCTATATTAGTTTCTGTTAATGTTCCGTTAGAAATAGTGAGTAATCCTTCTTTAAGAGTTCTTGAAGTTACTGTTAAGAACAAGTTAGCATTATCAATTCTTGAAAAGTTACAGGTTCCACTTGGCTGATGTTCCTCTGGTTTAAGAGCAAATGAGTATACATTTACTCCGAGATGAGGGCATCTTGAGTGATGATTGTATGGTTGGACATAGTTAAAGTAATCACCATCTCTTTCAGAGAATCTATCTTGACCATTAAGTTGGATTTTAGCAAGATTACATGTGTTATTTCCTTGATCTTCATTAATAAATTTAAGTTTACCATTGCTTCCATCAGTTAGATTTTCAACAATACCTTGAAGCATTCTGCTTCCTTGTGAATTATGTGTTAAAGTAGGACTACTATCAACAGCATCAGTGTAATTAAAATGTTGTTGATTTTCTACAGAAGCCTCTTTTTGAGCAACCCATATAAGTTCTTTTACAGGATGATTAAAGTTTAATCTAATCTTATTGGAAGTTGTAGTAATAGTCTCTTCTCCAGGATATTGTAATTGTTCAATAAGGTATTCGTGTGATAATTGAGCAAATCTTCTACGTTCGTCAGTATCAAGGAAAATGTAATCTACCCAAAGTGATGTATTTTGAAGAGACCCTTGAACAGTTAATGAATTTTTGTCTGTTTTTTGTGCGATAAATAGATTTTTTAATTCCTCGAATTCGATGTTAATTTTTACTTCATGATATTGAAGAGCGATCAATGGTAAAGCTAATCCAGGATTTCTACAGAACCAAAACTGTAATGGAATGTATAATCTTTTTCCTGTAATAGGAATATTTTGAACTCCAGCAGTTGATGCTACTGTGGATCTATTTTTGTTGAAATGTGGTGTATTACCTACCATTCTTTGATATGCGTCTTCGTGACCTGCTTGATTGGTTAATTGATTCCAAATATGTAACCATTCGCCATAATGTTTATCGATTCTTTGACCACCAATCTCAATTTCTGCGAAATTAATCATTTTTTCACCTACCCAATTACACCATCTAACAATTCCATTTCTTAAATCGTCGTTAGCTGAAGCATTCTGAACTGTAATAGCTCCAGAACCACCTGCATCAGCGGCAATATTAATTGTTTGATCAGGTAAAGTTGTTTGTAAATAAATACGATGAACAAGATCACCATTTCTTGAAATCGTACAACTAACTTTTTTACCGAAATCAGCAGTTCCATTAAAAGTTTGCTCTATACTTTCAATTGAAAAGTTAGTGTGTCTGCGGTATACTACTTTAAAAAAGGTAATCTGGGGATTACCTGTAAGATAAATATCTTGTGCGCCATAAGCTACTAATTGCATTAACCCACCACCCATTTAGTTATATATATATTCAAAGATATTTATTTATATTTTACGCACAGTAATAACATAGTAAAAATTATATTATTACTTTAATTAAGATACACCTAGTAAAGAAGTAAAAGTCATATTAGATTCTACAAATTTTTTAAGAAAGTCATCGCAATAAAAATTTTTAATAATATCATCTTTATTATTTGTAAATTCAAATTGTTCTTTATTATCTTTATTAATTTTTTTTACAGTCCAACCCTTTTGTATAGCATTATAAATGAACATCATTTTGTAAACTGATACAAAATCTAACTCTTTAACCATATCTTTTCCTAAATTATTATCCATTAAAACTATTATATTATTATAGTCATAATCTAATAATGTGTAAAAAACGAATATAATAATAATTAGATATATAAAGATTTTATATTCTTATTATTCATTATGTCTGATCTACTATTCAAAGACAAGAAAAAAAAAACCTATACAAAAAAAATTAATGGCAAGATAAAGACTACAATTGATAACCGTCACAATCAAAAACTTAATGAATTAAATGAACAAGAAGAAACTATTAGTCAAAAAAAAATAATATTAGATAATCTGAAAAAAGAATTAGATATTTTTTCACAAAGACCTATGGAACAATTAACTGATAAAGAAATAGATACAAAATTACAGCTAATAGAGAATATAAAAAACCTTAAAACAGATATAGAATTAATTAATAGCAAAGAAATAAAAAACTCTTATATTCTTAATACAGCTCACTTATTATATGAATATTTTGATGAAAATAGAATATTTACAAAATCGGATAATTCTAAAATTCAAAATTCAAAGAAAAAGACAGTTTTGGATTTTTTTGGAAACTCCAAAAAAGATATACCTATGGTAAAAAAAAATATTAGAAATGAGGATATTTCTAAATATTCTAGTAAAAATGAAATAATGGACCAATATTTACAACTTACAGACACATCCTATATAAAAAAAATACCAGACATACCTAATGATGAATTAGACAATTGTATTCATTGTAATATACCCAGAATACTAGATTCAGCACATGGTTGTATGATTTGTCCAAATTGTGGATGTGAAGAAAAGATTCTTGTTGATTACGATACTCCTTCTTATAAAGAACCTCCAAGAGAATTAACTTATTTTGCATATAAAAAAATAAATCATGCAAATGAATGGTTATCACAATTTCAAGCAAAGGAATCTACAGATATTAGTGAAGAAATTTTTGATAAAATTATGAATGAACTAAAAAAAGAATCCTATATTAATCTTAAAACATTAACAGTTGAAAAAGTAAGAGATATTCTTAAAAAACTTGATCTTACTAAATATTATGAACATTGTCATTATATTACTAATAGAATAACAGGAAAGCCAGCTCCAGTTATTACAGGTGATTTAGAAGAAAAAGTCCGAAATATGTTTAAAGAAATTCAAGGACCTTGGATGAAATATTGTCCTTCAGATAGGTCTAATTTTTTTTCTTATCCATACATATTCTATAAATTCTTTCAATTACTTGACAAAGATGAATATTTACCTTATTGTAGATTACTTAAATCAAGAGAAAAATTACAGGAACATGATGAAGTTTGGAAACAAATATGCTGTGATTTGAAATGGCAATATATACCGACGGTTTAAATTTGATATTATTTTTATTTAATTACAAAGATAATATCATCAAATTATGAAATCCTATGAACTGCGAAAGAAAATTACTACATTATGTCAAGTTAAAAATATCCATGTATCTGGTTGTGAGCTAAGATCCTACAATTACAAAGAGCTTAAAACTGTATATAAAAAACTGGTCAATATCTCGTCTATTACGAAAAAAACAAATTCAATGTATAGAACAACATCTATTTATTAAGCTTATCGATTCTATTAATACAATCGTTTATCATATCGTCTAGAGTTTTTTTTGCTTTCCATTTTAATATAATATCTGCCTTATTACAATCAGCAAAACAGTAAGCTATATCACCTTCTCTTCTAGCTTTTATTTCATAGGGAACTTTATTATTAGTCAATTCATTAAATCTATTTACTATTTGTAATACACTATACCAATTTCCTGTTCCTATATTAAATATTTCAAAAGTATCTTTTTTATTTAATATAAAATCACATGCCGAAATGTGTGCTTCAGCCAAATCAGTAACATGAATAAAATCTCTAATACATGTTCCATCAACTGTTTTATAATCACCACCATATATATTTAATTTAGGATTACTGCCATCTAGAACTTTCAAGATATGAGGAAATAAATTGCTTGGTTTTTCTTTAGGATCTTCGCCTATAACTCCTGATTTGTCACATGCTACAGGATTAAAATAACGTAATACAACAATATTCCATTTATTTCCTTTATTACTAAGGTCTTTTAGTATCATTTCGATAATAAGTTTTGAAGTTCCATACGGATTCGTTTGTTTTTCATAAGTAGATGCCGATTCCTTAATAGGAACGGTTGTTTGATTTCCATAAACTGTAGCCGAGGATGAAAATATAAAATTTCTACAATTAAACTCATTCATTATTTCCAATAGGTTAATAGTTACATTAATATTATTATTGTAATACAAAAAAGGGTTTTGTAAAGATTCACCTACTGATTTTAAAGCAGCAAGATGGATAACCTTTTCTATATTATATTTTTTAAAAACATTTCTAACAAGTTCTTTATTGGCTAAATCAAAATTATATATTTCAATAGTTGGTATCTCTTTTTTTAAAATACTATACATTTGTTCTTTAGATTTTGAAAAATTGTCTATGATAACTATATTCTTTATATTACGTTTATTTAACTCAAAGCAGATATGAGAACCAATATAACCTGCTCCTCCGGTAACTAAAATGTAACTCATTTTATTATTATATAGATTAATCTTTATATAAATTATATAGAGACCAGTTTTAAAATTTACATTTGGGGGAAACCGGACATGTTAGCACCAATACCGAATCCGGTACCTTGTCTGGCAGCTGAGCCAATGCTTGGGGCGTACATGTCTAAGAGAGCGAATGTAGCAGCAGCGGTAATAGCGATCATGATAATTTCCTCTACATTCATTTTCTTTTGGGGGATGTAGTATGCGGCGACAGCGACGGCGCCACCTTCTACAAGATATTTTACAGCACGTTTGACAATTTCTTGAAGGTCAAAAGCAGTTTGAAGTTCATCGATTTCATTTCTTAATGCGTCCATTTATATATATATTATAAAAAGAAAAAAATAAACACTTAAAGTTTATTATTAATAATAAATTTATAATGACAGATTCTCAAGAAGAAGATTTCCTTGAAGTAGATCCACAAGTGCGTGGACAAAACTATTGCTGTATATCTTTTGTATCGCCAGAAAATATACTTGCCGATAAAGCAGTTTGGAAAATGCATAAATTTTTAGCTAATATGCAAAAAAGATACAAAAATCTAGAAGAGGTAGCCAGAAAACATATTCCTGAAACAGACCTTGCCAATTGTCTTGTTCCTGAATTCGGTAAAGATTTCGGAGAACTACAAGAAAGATACAAAGATTTTCTTTATGTAAACAATGATACATTAGAATCTCAATTTTACGAAGAAAACGAATTTAAAACAACAGTTAGGGGTGTAAAAGTTCGCGGTTCATATGATACTTTACAAGAAGCTCAGTCTAAAGCAAAAAAACTTCAAAAAACTGATAGAAATTTCAATGTTTATATTGGACAAGTAGGATATTGGTTACCTTGGGATCCTAATCCTCATTCTATTGAAAATCAAGAATATGCTGAACCAGAACTTAATAATCTTGTTAAAGAATACCGTAAAAATCAGGATAAAAAAGATGAACACTTTGCTGAAAATGTTGATTATGCCAAAGAACAAGCGGATAAACAAAAACAAGAAAAACAAGAAACTTTAGAATCTACCCAAGAAGAAAATTCTGGTGAGCATGAGGAAACCTCGGAAAGTTCAGCAAACGAATCATCTGCCGAAGTTGTAAATTCAATTGAAGAAGTCGATCCGTGGCTAAAACAAAAAGAAGAATCATAGATAAAAAAATATTAATATAATTTAAATGAAATCAATTATATTAATACTATTAATTTTGGGATTATTATTAATGGTCAAAGGATATACTGAAAATTATAAAAATTGTCCTTTGCCTAAAATAGAATACAGGTATATTCCCAGAAATTTTTATGAAGAACAGATTACTGAAAATAACTTGAAAAGTTTATATAGTGATATGTTTAATAAATCAGATACCTGGAGTAAATATCCAGTAGGTGACGCTGAAGTAATTTCTAAAGTAGATAATAGTAAAAATTTCATAGATGAATCAGACTATGATACTGATGAAGAATCATAATACTATTTGATATACCCTTGTCGATGTAGGTATTTTTTTACCTTTTTTACTTTTATTTTTCCCCTTATTATTAATTTTAAAACTATTAAATATGTGGTTATTGATAATATTATTAGGTGTAATGTTATATTCATATCTGGTAATATCTAAATATAATTCCCAGTCGAATTCCTTTAATTCTAAAACTTCTTTGTCAACTGAAGTTATACATTTAGTTAGTAATCTCTGTAAGTCTGTGTTTTTAATATAATCTTCATACTCGTAAAGTACAGAATGACTAAACATAACAATATCAGTCCAATCATTATCATTAAGAGAAATGGGTTCTAAACCAGAGTTATTGATTCTTTCATAAATATACTGTTCGAAACATTCACCTGGTGCATTATAGATATTATTTTGACCTTTTAAATTATTAAATTCATATGTCGCTCTACCCCAATCAATAATCTTTACAATATATCCATGTGTAGGAACTTTATATTTAACACTATTATACTTATAGTATATAAATTCCTCGTCTGTTTTGGATAACATTATATTTCCGAAATGTAAATCATTATGTTTTATACCAAATATAGTTTTCATAGTAACAATTGCCGCTATTACCTGAAATACTAAAGATAAAATTAAATCATATGTGATAAGTTTATTATACATAAGATGATCTATGCTAAATTGAGCATATTCAGTAACAAGAAGATATCCAGGGACATTGGGATACTGTAGGAATATCTCATCATCTTTTTGGTAATACCTTATATCAGCATCTATATCAACAAGTTCTTCAAGTTGACTAATTATATTTTCTGAACCTGTTATATCAAACGTAAATTTATTAAAATTAGTATAATAGTTGCCGAAATATCTACAAAAACTTGGTGATATTTTTTCTTCGAACAATTTTGAAGTTAAATATGTAGAAAATACTTCAATATTACACTGATTATCTAAATTATAAAATCCATCGTAAACTGCTTGTCCTATAGGTGATATATTTGACATATCTTTTGACAAAGATTTATAATACATTTCTAATTGCTGTGGTTCAAAAAAAGACAATTCTTTTACAAAAACTTTTTTATGAAAGACATTATTTGATTTACTCTTTATTTTGGCATAGTATGAATATCCAATTGAACCAAATCTTTTTTTCTTAGATACAAGTTTAAATAATCTGTCGTTATTATTAAGTGTTTTTGAATTATTAATGAAATTACTAAATAATTTTATATGTGGGGTAAAAAAACTAAAGTCATTTATTGAATAAAATTCTTTAATACTTTCTTTGAGTCTTAAAAACTCTTTATCTGTAATATTTCTTAATCCCAAACATACGTCTATTGGATTATTATCGATTTTGTCGCCCATATTAAACCTATATCTTATTTTTTTAATCTGCTTTAAACTAATATAATGCGTAAAAAGATTAAAACAATTAGCAACGGTTAAAATAATAAGAAAATGGCTAATGCTATAAAATTAACAAAATTTGATATGTCTAATATAGAAGATGATAAAGTCGTCGTATTAATTGGTAAGCGCGAAACAGGTAAATCTTATCTTGTAAAAGATTTACTATATCATCATCAAGATATGCCTGCTGGAACAGTAATTAGTGGAACTGAAGGTGCTAATAGTTTCTACTCTAAAATGATGCCCAGTTGTTTTATACATGGCGAGTATAATGAAAGTATAATAGCAAATTATCTTAATAGACAAAAAAAAATTACAAAAGCCTGGAAACAGCAAATGGATTCAACGGGAGATAGTAATACTGACCCGCGTGGATTTCTTATTCTTGATGATTGCTTATATGACCAATCTTGGGTTAAAAGTAAAGACGTTCGTTCGTTATTTATGAATGGTAGACATTATAAATCAATGTTTATAATTACTATGCAGTATGCGTTAGGTATCCCTCCTAATTTGCGAACAAATATCGACTATGTTTTTTTGTTAAGAGAGAATATTGTGAGAAACAGAAAACAACTTTATGAACAATATGCTGGTATGTTTCCATCATTCGAAGTATTTTCACAAGTCATGGACCAATGTACCGAAAATTATGAGTGCTTAGTAATTCATAATAATGCGAAAAGTAATAAATTACAGGACCAGGTATTTTGGTATAAAGCGTCACCTCATGAAGACTTCCAGATAGGTCATCCTGCATTTTGGAAATATCACAATGCTAATTTTGATCCAGACCATGATAATAATGAAGAAGAATTTGACCCATTGTCTGTCAAGAAAAAGAAAGGATGTGTAATTAATGTTAAAAAGGAGTATTAAAATCCAGGATCTCCTAATAATACGTCTTGAAGATTGACTTCGTTAGATATACCGCTGGAGGTTCCGCTTGTTATGAAATATGTTACTAAACTAACTACTACTGCTAGTATTGATAATTTTACCATTGTTCTGTTATTATTTTCTTCATTAGAACATTTATTGTGAACTACATAGGATATAATTGTTATAATTAAAGACATTACACACGCAAGTATAACACTATTTACCATTTATAAATTATTAAATAAAATAAACCAGGTAATTAAATTTATTAAATTAAAAAGTTAATTTAATTAATTAATTATTGAAATCTAACAGCATCGTTAAAAAAACTAAATTCATCATCATTTATATTCTCTTCTTTGTGAGAATTCTCTATATTTTCCTTTAATTCTTCAATAGCTTTTTTATTAGACAATGTCTCTAGATGTTCTATATCTTCTTGGGCTACTTTATCCTTGAGAACTTTAGCATCGTCGTCTAATATGTTATAGTCATTTAGATTGTCATATACCTTTGAACTTTCCATGTCAATTTTATCATTTTCTTGATTATCAAGGTTTATTGTTTCTCTAACCGTTGTATTTTCTAAACTACTTATTTTATCATCCACGGTTCCGTCTTCTAAATAACTTTCATTTTCTTCTTGTTTAGAAATAACATTTTCTACAAGAGAATCTTGAGATTTTATGTTACCATCTTTCGCAACAGTTTGTATTTTTTCTATAATTATTTCATTAGCTTTAGTATCCATTTGTGTATTTTCAGGTGTTGTGTCATCAGAATGGATAATTTTTATATTTTTATCAAGATTCTCTTCCATTTTTGGTTCAATTACTTCTTCAGAAACTACTTTTTCATTGATATTATTTTCAGATTCAACTGTATCTTGTGCTAAAGATTCAGATTTATCCAAAGTAACAATTTTATTATCTCCACCCAATTGTTCCGTTGTATTAGAATTATTTTCATGATAATCTTCTTCATTAATAACAGACGACTCAATTTGAGGAACATCTAAATTAGTTTCTGATTTATTTTCAGAAGCAAGTTCTGTAATAGTTTCTACAGTTTGTGCTTCTTTTTTATGCGTTTCATTTGTTTCAAATAAGCTATCTTTCAATTTAGGAGATTCGATTTGCTCAGGCATTTCATCTGGTATTTCAAGAGTTGAATAATTATCATCAAAAGACGATTTTGATAATGTTTGAATTTCATTTCTTACTAATTTTCTTAAATTGTTTTTGGTTGTTTGTGATAGTGATTCTTCAATATTATCAGTAATTTCGTCGTCAGTAAAGTCTTGATCAATATATTCTTTAAGGATATATCTTACAGGTAATAATTTACGAATAGTTTCTTTAATTGATTCTTGAATAAGGCTTTCTGAATATGCCATATTTCTTTGAATATCAATTGAACTTACCGTATTATCCAACAACCAAGATTTTCTCCAAAAGTTTCTGGCACATTCTATATAGCATTTATGAATAAAAAAAGATCCTACGGGCACATTAACTGGTATTGTTTTATTATTTTTTTTTAATTTTATAGAAGAAAGAACCTTTGTATGGCTTACAAAAACAGCTGTTATAAGATCTTCAATAAAATCGCAATCTGTTTTTTTAACAATTCTTTTAAACTCTTCTTCTACTTTATTTTGATTCCATTGTGGAACACTCGAAAGTAATAACTGGAATTTTTTTAGCACACTTTTATCATTTATTTTATTACAATGATTTTGAGCAGCATCATATATAGATTTAATACCTACATATATTTCTGGTGATAATACACTAACTAATTGTCGTGTATATTCTTCTTTTGCATCAGCAAGTACATTCATGTTGTAACGGCTCATGTTTATGTAAAATGAGAAAATGCTTTAGAAAAATGAACGAAATTAATTATAAGCATATGACGAAAGTGATTGAGTGTAAGGATTATTATTAAATGCCTTAAGTAAGTCTGGTTCAATACGTTCGTCAAGAATATTATAATCATATTGATTTTTTTCTTGTGTTATGGAACAAGGTTTAATTTCAGGAATAGAATTTATAATTTTAGTTCCAGTTAACTCTCTTGTATTAATTCTATCTCCTTCTATTTTCTTAACTTCCATTTCAATATTATTACTTCCATTAGATATTTTAGGTCCTTGAGGGCCCGGATTTCTACCTTTGAGAGATGTTTCACGACACGCGTTGTGACGCATATTGGAATATCTATCCTTTGATGTAGTTTTTTTGTATAAACTATTAGCTGAACCTTCGTATTCAAAATCAGAAGTAAATTGTCTATTTGTATTAGGAGCTTCTTTTTCATTTGTTAAATAACCAAGACCACCGTTTCTTTCTCTATCAGCTATACATTCATATTCATA